AATAAGTAATTATGGCTAAGAAGTTTGCAGGGTTCACACCAGAACAGATGGGTAAGATTATACCTGAAATGCAGGGTATGCAGGCTGATGAACAAGCTGCTTACTTAGCGTCACAGCCTGGTGCTGCTGCTCGTGTCGGTAAGATGGCAGAGGTAGCGCAGAAGCGTATTGGTATGGCTTATGGTGGCATGGCTACTAAGAAAGGCTATGCAGTAGGCGGTATTGCGCCTGGTTCTGATACACTGCAGAATGCTCTGATTACAGCAAATGGCACCTCTATGAATCCGGGATTATTTGAACTCCCTATGTCTGACACATACAAAGTTCAAGATACTAGCCTGAACCAATTAGCCCGTGACAATTCGCCCTTCTTTGAGGGTCAGCCACTCTTGCCGCGCCCCGGAATATCTAATCCTCTTGACGTAGCGAGGGAAGGGGTGTCCACAGCAAACACTGCCCTGCAGGATGCCATTAATGCACAACAAGCAGACCCTGAAAATGAAGAGTTAGTAAAAGCTGTTACAGATGCACAAACAAATGTAAACAATGCCAAACAAAAATATTCTCTTGCTTATTCTGATTATAAAACTACACAAGTCCCTACAAGCGCAGAGTTAAATGTAAAAGCTGCAACAGATCCAGGGTCGATGACCAAGACAGCTGATGTAGCTACTATATCAGAAGAGGATAAGACTGCAGGAGAGATCGCTGAAGGTACAGGAGACGTAGCTGCTACTACAGATATGGTAGTAGATACTGCAGAAACTGCAGCAGATGTTACGACACCCACTAAGACAGATGCAGTTACCTATGAGCCTCTTTCTGTAGAATCTACAACAAAAGATGTACTAGATCGTTTAGAGGCTGCTACAGGTAAGCCTAGCGCAGAAGCTTTAGTTGATGCACAATCTATGTCACCAGATAAGCTTGCTCAGCTTGGTATTTCCGCTGCACAGCTATCAGAAGCACGTAGGGTGCAGCCTGTAGATGCTCGTACTCTGCAAGAAGGGGAGATGATTGAAGGCTCTACTGTTGACATGGAGCGTGTCAAGAAAGAGACTAACTTCGCCGCTGCTACAGGTGCTCCTTCTACAGATGCTACAGTACAGGGTCAGCTTACTGGCTTGATGGAGCAGTTTGAGGGTAGTGAACCTCCTGCATGGGCTGCTGGTGCTATGAGGGCTGCAGCTGCACAGATGGCTGCACGTGGGTTGTCTGCTTCTTCTATGGCTGGTCAGGCTGCTATTCAAGCCGCCATGGAATCAGCAATGCCTATCGCTGTACAGGATGCGCAGACTTCTGCTACATTTGAGTTAACTAACCTAAGCAATAAACAACAAGCTGCTATGTTTGCTGCTGAGAAACGTGCTGAGTTTTTAGGGCTAGAGTTTAACCAAAACTTCCAGGCTCGTGTAGCTAACGCTGCTAAGATCTCAGAGATTGCTAACATGAACTTCACTGCTGAACAGCAGGTTGCTCTTGAGAATGCTCGTATGGCACAGTCTGTAGACTTAGCTAACCTTAGTGCTGCTAATGCTAAAGTAATGGCTGATGCAGCTGCCATGACACAGTTAGATCTTACTAACCTAAACAACCGTCAGCAGGCGCAGGTACAAAACGCTAAGTCTTTCTTAGATATGGACATGGTTAACTTGTCTAATGAGCAACAGGCTACCATGTTTAAATCACAGAGTTTGGTTAATGCCTTGCTATCAGACCAAGCTGCTGAGAATGCTGCTAAGCAATTTAATGCTTCTAGTGAGAACCAGACTAATCAGTTCTTTACTAATCTAGCATCTCAGGTGTCTATGTTTAATAATGAGCAAAAGAATGCCATGAACCAGTTTAACTCTGGTCAAACAAATGCAGTAAATCAGTTTAATGTAAGTCAGAGAGCGGCACGAGATCAGTTTAATGCAAACAACCAGCTTATCGTAGCGCAAGCTAATGCTGCATGGTCTCAGGCAATTACTACAGCAGAAACAGCAGCGCAGAACGAAGCAAACCGTGATGCAGCAATCGCTGAAAATCAGTACACAATGACTGCATACAACAATGTAATCCAAGAAGAGCGGGATATGATTAGTTATGCTTTTAGTGCCGCTGAGAGTACTGCAGATCGTCAGGTTAGGTTACAGGTTGCAGCTATTCAAGCTGAAACAGCTGCATCGCAAATTCAAGCTCAGATTGATACAGCAGCAGGTGCAGGTTCAGGTAAGCTACTTGCTGCGTTTGCAGACAAAGCTCTGGAATGGGCATTTGGTTAAAACAGCGTTAACAGTAGGTATAATTACAATGGGTCTTTTATCACAATCACAGACAGATAACATCGTTACCATGATGTCTCGCATTAAGGAACGTGCTCTCTCTGCACAAAAACCCTCTACAGGTGATGATAGTACTAGTAAGCGTAAGGGTTTATTTGATAAGCCAACAGCAGCTGCTCCTACAACAGATGACTTTGTAGCTAATACTATTAGAAGCCTTCGCCAGAAAGCTGACATTGCTATAGAAGAACAGCCAGAGATCTATCTATCAAAGTATGATGTATCTGCTTTAACTCCAGAGGAGCCTGTGCGTCCTAGAGCTAGACCTGAAGAGCTTACAATCCCAGAGACTACACAAACAAATAGCGACATTGAGGAAGCAATAGTAGAGGCTACAGGTTCTGAGGGTCTTATGTCTAAAAGTTCCAATATGATGGCTAGACCAGAGAACCTAGATGTACCAAAGTATAAGGTGTACAAAAGCCCTAAAGAGATGTCTAAGCTAGAGATCTTAGCTCGTACCATTGAAGCAGAAGCAGCACAAGAGGGTTATGAAGGTATGATTGCGGTAGGCTCTGTAATAGCTAACCGTGCTGCAGCTGGTAAATATGGTGATGATATAGAGGGTGTAATTCTAATGAAAGGCCAGTTCTCTCCGTGGAACTCGTGGACAGGGGGCGCTAAAGGCGAACAAGGTAAAGATATGATGGCTCTTAAACCTAGCGCAAAAGCCTATAAAGCTGCAAGTGCTATTCTTACTGGAGATTATACAGACCCTACAGACGGCGCTACTCATTATGTAAACACAGCTATTAGTCAGCCTAAATGGCTATCTGATATGAAGGCTCGTAAACGTGGCACCCTTCAGATAGGAAATCACCTGTTCGGTAATGCAGATGATGACAATAGATATGATGGTAAGAACTGGATTAAGCCAAAACCAAAGGCACGTCCCTAATGTTTGGTTTACCTCTAGAGCTTATCACTATGCTATTCTCCACTGTACTGGGTGGGGTTATGTCTATGATAGGGCAGAACGCTAAGAACAAAGCCAAGCAACAAGAGATGATGATTGGTGGTATGCAGCAGGCCAGAGAGCACGGCAAGACAGATAAGCATTTTGCATGGACACGCAGGCTTATTGCTCTATCTGCAATCTTCTCAATTATAGTCTTGCCAAAAGCAGTGGCTGTGTGGTATCCTGAGGTAAGCGTTATTGTAGGCTACACAGAAGTAGAGGGCGGCCTGTTTAACTGGATCTTTGGTGGAGATGGCACAGTAAAGTGGCAGGCAGCTAGAGGCTTCGTAATCACCCCGCTAGACACACACATCGTTTCAGCTATCGTAGGTCTCTACTTTGGCGCAGGTTTCACTAAGTAAGGTATTATCATGGCAAAGCCAACACTATTTGAGGGACCAATCCCCGGTCAGTCTTTAACTACGGAACCTAAGAATGTACCTTGGGAGCAACCGCCTAAGTATGCAGATCCTATGGATGCTCTTGAGATGTACATGGAGCGTCTTGCTGATCCTGAATCTCAGGATGAGTTAATTGACATGCTGGATATAGGAATCCCCATTAGTATTGTCGTGGATACAATGCTTTCTGGTGGTGTTATGGATGGTCTGCATTCAGTAGACACTAAGCTACTACTAAAAGGTGTAATTGCTACACAGATCCAAACCATTGCAGAGGTTGTTGGCGTTGATTACAAACTCACTATGGCAGACTATGTTAACATGGATGCTAAGAAAGAAGAGCGTATGCGTCAGAAGCTGGCAACTAAGCTAGAACTGGAGATCGCCAAAGGTGAAGCAGATGATCCTGGCGTACAAATGCAGCAAGACGTATTAGAGTCTATGCAATCTGACGAACCTATGGAAGAAGAGCCTGTAGAAATGGCGGAAGAAACTATGGAAGAGATGCCTGCCGCACCTGCAGGTCTTATGGCGAAGGAAGTTTAATTATGGCAAGTGCATTTCAGGCAGGTATGATTGGCGGCTTTGCCGATACGTTTGTACAAAAGATCCAAGACCGTACAGATAAAGCAGAAAAATACGAAGATATGATGATTGCTTCTGCCAAGGCTAATGCGCCTAAGTACGCAGAAACTACAGCTGCGTATAAAGCTACCGTGTCTCAGGCTCGACAACTAAAAGATTCTTTTGGTTTTACAGACTCTGAGATTGTAGCTATGGCTAGTAAGTACGATCTAAACGCAATTCACAAAACCCTCATGGAGCAGAAGATGGCTGCAGAGGCTAATGCAAGTGAATTAGGCTTTGATAAAAGTACTATACTTGGCTCTCTCAATATGGCATCTAGTATAACTATGCCCAAAGGTATGACACTTGAGTCTGGCTTGAGAAACATCCTCTTTAATACAACTCAGAACCTTAACGCCAGCAATAACCCTAAGTCTGAAGTTAACAAGCGTGGTGCTTTTGGTAAAGCTATGGCTGACTTCTTAGCGTTAAACCCACGAGCCTCTGCAGAAGAGCAGCTTAAGAATATGCAGTATGCAGGCTTTAGCATGGATGAGTTACGTAACTTTAATGCTTCAGCAGGACGTGGTGATATATTCCCTGAGGTTACAGCTGGACCCCTAGCATTACCTGACCAAGACTATAAGTCATCTGATTTTGGTAGTACACAGGATAAAACTCGTAGGACACTTGCTACAAAATTTAAGGTATTAAATGCTGACGGAACAGATATTGACGCTTCACTAGCTAAAAACCTTACAAACCCAGCTGATGGCAAAGTAATAGATATATTCAAAGATATTGAGACTGCTTCAGAGTACCTTGCTTTTCTTGAGAGCAATATAGCCTTTAAGGGTTACGGGGCTGGCTTTGGTAACAAATTAAAACGTACAGGCGCTATGTCTAGGATGATTCGTTCTATCGACACTCCAGAGGAGCTAAAGGCTTTTGTAGCGGCGGAAAGAGATGGACGCTTTACAAAGCTTATTATTGAAACTGATGGTACGTTTACTGATACACAATTTGAAGCCGTACTAAATGGTGAGCCTATTCCAGGAGTAGAACCTGAAGAAGAGACATCTGTAGATGCAGCTAGTACTGACCCTTTAACTGAAACATCTACTGCCACTGCAGCCTCTGGACCCGCTCCTCTGACCTCAGATGCTGCTATTAATAAAAAGGTAGCAGAGCTTACTGGTGGTACTACTGATGCCACTAAAGGCATCCCTTTTGGTTTATCTGACGAGGAGGAGCGCTTAAGGGCAGAGCCAATCAGGACAGAAGAGGTTATTGAATCACCAGTACTACCGTCAGATGTTACTGATGCTCTTATTAGTGGTCAGGCTTTCAAGGAAGATGTCTTAGATGTAGCAGGTAATAAAATTATGCCAGCACCCTTTAAGGCTGTCGCTGCTATTAGTGATGCTGTTGCATATGCTGCAGACTTTGTTGCTGGCGCAATGGGGGCACAGGAGTCATCCCCTATGAGTAAAAGACTCAGAGAATCTGCAGAGCAACGCCGTCAGACAGCTTCAGAAATAGCTGCTAAAGGGTGGCTCTCTTCTATGGGTATAAGTGAGCCTGAATCTGTTGAAGCAGTAGCAGAGGGATTCCGTAATACTGTATTTACTGAAGAAGGTGTCAAAACAGCAAACGGCCTAATGTCATACGAAGATTTTGCTAGGGAACGTAGTAAGACTCAAGAAAACGTAGAGCCAAGGTTTCTCCGTAAAGGAATGCAGATCACACTAAACCCAGATTTTGTAGAGCCTGATGAGCCTCTCTCTAGTGAAGAGCCTAGCGCTGTAAACGAAGTGTTTACCCCGGAATTCCCTGGTGATGTACCTGAAGACCTGGAAAACGCTACAACATCAGAGATCTCTAAGGCTCTGAGTTATCTGACTGAACTGCCAGATGTGATTCACCAGTCTCTGTTTGACACTCAGGATAAAATAAATACCTCTATAGCAGCCCTCTTTGAGGAATCCTTAGAGGAGCGTATTATGAAGAATGAAGGGCAGAGAAATAGGGTTGTAGCTTTACAAGCTCTTAAGGATAAGATCTCTGACCTACGTGAAAAGGCTGAAGTAGAGCAAACTGTAGAGCCTGAACCTTTAGTGACTAGGCCTAAGAAACCCCTTAAGCCTAAAGGTATGACAGCAAGCGATAAAGCTAGACTTCAGAGAGCACAGAAAGCTCGTGAATTAGGCAAAGACACTGGACTGCTGGAGA